CACGCGGCGGGCACGGCGATGATCGACTCGGTGGTCGACCACGCATCAGTGAGCGCGACCGTGGCCCCGGCGGTGCTCCCGTTCCCCTCGAGATGGAACACCATATCGGCAGCGGCATCAAGCGACCGAGCCCGGATACGCAGACGCAGGTAGCCCGCCACCCCTGGCAGCGTGTCGTCGTACAGGTTCAACCGCGGGCCGGTGCTCTGGACCTTCCACGCCCACACCCGCTGCGTGGTGTTCGCGTCCCCTGCATAGGGGAACGAAGGCACGAGATGGCTGTCGTTGTTCCCGGTGGCGGTGTCCTTCGGCGTCCACGACCAGCGACGAGCAGTGAGACGCTCCCCCAGCGCGTCGCCGTATCGCTGTCGATGCGACTGCGTGCCGCCGATGGCGCGCTGCGGCCAGGTGAACACGAACGGATGGTCGGGGTCCTTGACGAGCATCGGGGACACGTTCACGAGGTTGAGGTTGGAGTCCGTGTACGTCCCCCCGAGGCCCGCGGCCCCGATGGTCCGGTTGCCGATGACCTCGGCCCCGATGTCGCCATACGCGCCCGGCAGCGCGGCCGCGTTGACGATGGACATGGATGCCACACCCACGATGTGGACGAACGCCGGGCAGTCCTCGGACGCACCGACCGATGCGTTGACGTAGGTGGAGCAGGCATTCGCGGTGTTGATCGGGCCGTATCCGTGGATACGGGTCGCCGTGATCCCTGTGCCGGTCACGGAGAGGACCGTCGTGTCCGTGTCCAGGGCGTGGGCGTAGAGGATGGTCCCGTCCCCGATGGACCTGACGCTGACGAGGTCCGTGTGGGTCCCGTCCGTCAGCTCCACCAGCGACAGGTCGGGGAACACGATGCCCGACAGCGTTGTGCCGGAGTAGTAGAAGTAGTCCGTCCCGGCCTCGCGCGTGAATGTGCCGGGGATCGCCCACCGACCCGAGCCCGTCGGTGCTCCGTCGTTCTGCTCGGTCCGGATATCGACCGCGGAGAGCGTGCAGGCTGTGACCCGGATCGGTGTGAACGTCCACCCCTCGATCTGGATGGTCTCCATCGTGTGCTGCACGCCGAACGTGCCGCTGCCGTTGAGGTCGAACGGCAGGTGCGACCCCTGGGATCTGACGTTCCGGAAGACCGGCTTGTCGCAGCCCCACGTCTTGATCTGGGTGTCGCATCCAAAGAGCGAGACGTTCTGAAGAACGGCTTCAAAGCACTTGGTCAATGCGATCATGTGTCGACCGCTGCGCGTGATGACGCCCGCGGTCGACACCCTGTTCGCCGCGGTCGCTTCGATGGCGCAATCCTCGAAGCGGACCCCGAACACGTATGCCTGACCGGCACCATCCACCACCGTCGCACCGTCATCCAGGCCGAGGTCGAAGCCGTTGGCGTCCCCGAGGTCGAACAGGATGTTCCGGTGTTCGAACGGTCCGATCATGTAGGCGGGATCGGAGACATCCGACACCTGGACGAGATGCTTGGTCGTGTCCACCGGCCGGAACCTGATGGTGGTCGCGTAGTAGACATCGCTGCCCGCTGACTGGGCATGAGTACCACGAGCGGTCCGTTCACCCTCCCACGAATAGGAGTGTGAAACTGTCAGGGAGTCAGTGATGAGGTAGGTTCCCGCGTCCCAGATGAGCCTCCGCGTCGTCCCCGCGGCGATCACGGCAGCCTGGACGCCAGCGGTGTTATCGGTGGTGCCATCGCGGACCGGACAGAAGTCGGCGGTGTGGATGCCGAGGGCGGTGAGTCTCTCCCCCAGGGACCTGTAGCCGCCACGCGCCAGCGCAAGCTCGGCGGAGCTCAGGGAGAAGACGGCGCCTGCGGCGTAGGTGGCAGCGAGGTTCCCGATCGCCGTGACACTGACGCCGGCGGAGACCGTGGCGACGATGCCCGATTCGCTGTTCGTGCCATCGGTGAGGAAGAACGACTCGCCGGGCGTGATGCCGGTCGTGCTGGCCAGCGGGATGACCTTCTGGCCCGAGGCGGCCGAGCCGTCGAGCGTCGTGGTGGCGCCGGAGCCAGTCACGGCGATCGTGGCATCCGCGGCGGCGCGCGCGTCGGCCTCGCGGCCCAGCGCGGCGTCGAGCTCGCCCAGTGGACGTTCGAGCTCGGTCGTGGTGAGGTCGAAGCCGAGGACGTGCGGGCTGTGATAGGTCTGGGTCACTGGAGGCCTCCCCGGTCAGACATACGTGGGATGGAAGACGATCCGGACCTCGGCGGGGTGGCCGGTCACCGTCAGGGTCTCGTTGCCGCCGCGCAGGCGGAAGAACTCGCGGTTGCGGTTGGGAGTCAGCAGCGTCAGGGAGCCCCGCACGGATACGCCGGCGATCCTCGCGGTGTGGGCGCCGGCGTCGACGACCAGCGTCTGGCCGCCCGACAGCGCCGGGTATCCGAAGCCGATGCCGTCGGCGTTGCGGACCGTGATGGCGCCGGTGCTCGGGCCATCGACATGCACGACCGCGTCGAGCGTCCCCGTGGTGCCGAGCGTCACGTAGGCCTGGGAGAAGGGGTCGGAGGTCGGTGCCATCGTGATGGGCCCGGCCGACATGTCCGCCACGAGCCCGGTGTCGGCGCGCAGACCCATGTCGGCGCGCCACGCGGTGCCCCACGCGACACCCCGCCAGAACGGCTCGGCGTCGAGCTCGATCGAGATGCTCGGCATGATCCGGAGCGGTTCGCCCAGCAGGACCGACGCGGGCGTCGCCGCGATGGCCAGGACGGTGCCGTCCTCCAGCGTCGCCCTGAGCGTGCCGCGGCCCTCCTCGAAGGGATCCAGCGCCCGCTTCACGTCAGAGATGATCCGGACGTAGTCCCCGTTCTGATCGGGGATGATCCGCCCCTCGACGACCACCGGGCGGGCGTCGCCGATGGGCACGGCCTGGAGCCGTCCGGGACGGAACGGGACGATGTCCTGCGCGACCCGCAGGCGCGGCAGGTCGTCGAGGCCCGAGGTGATCACGCACCACAGGCCGGGGATGCTCATGAGGTCGAGCACGTCGCCCGAATGGCTCGTCCACACGAGAGCCTGGAGCATCCCCTCGGTCATGCTGGAGCACCCCCGTTGCCGAGCCGCCCGACGCGTCGCAGCGCACGCCCGATGTCCTCGGGCGTCTCCGCGCGGATGAGCCCCTGGACGTTCACGTTGTACGTGGGGCCGTGGGTGACGCTCGACGATGAGGAGGACGCCATGCCTCCCCCGTAGGCCGACAACGCGCCCATGCTGGGCACCAGCGACACCGGCGCCGTGAGCCCGAGACCACCGAACATGTCCCCGAACGGGAGTCCAGCGGCCCCCTTCAGCATCCCGGTGCCGTAGGCCTCGATGGTGGCCTGGCCCCACTTGACGATGTCCCGCATCGGGTTCAGCGGATGGGTGGGTGGCGACGACGCGCGAAAGACCCCGCCCACGGCTCTGACCACGCCCGCGCCCGCTTCGATCGCGGCCTGCGTGGCCGCGGTCAGACCCTTCGCCCACGACATCCCCGCGCGGTTGCCCCAGGTCCACATGTCTGGGCCGAGGCCCTTGAACGGAGCCGCGACCTGCGTCGCCGTGGTCTCCGCGGCATCGACAGGGACGTGCTGGCTGGCCTTCTGGCCGCGGGCCAGGTTCTGGTTGATGCTCTTGCCGTAGTCCCAGGTCCTGTTGGTGAGCTTCTCCCACTCGGCGATGAGGACGGCGCGGACGCGCTCACCCTCGGCGCGGACGTCGGGGTTGGTGGACCGCAGCGCCTTCGCCAGGGCCTTCCCGGTCAGGTCACCCTCGACCTGGGCCGTCCTCTTGGCGCGCTTCATGGGGTGCTCGATGGCCCACATCAGGTCATCCATGGCGCCCTCGATGGTGGAGCGCGACCCCTGGATCTCCGATTTGAAGGACGGTGCGAGCAGGGCCATCTCGTCAGCGGCCTTGCGCACGGCGATGCGGGTGGCGTTCGTCATCAGCGCGTCGAGCGCGTCGAAGTACGGCTGGAGCGAGACGGTCGCTTGGCCGACCTCGGCGCCCGCGCCATACAGCTCCGCGCCGAGCGCCTGCCAGTCCACGACCGCAGCCTTGGCGGCGCTGGAGGCCTCCTTGGACTTCGCGATCAGCTCGGCCCACAGGCCCTCATCGAGGATGGAGCCCTTGACCGCCATCGGCTCGGGGGTCCAGCCGCCGGCCCTCGCGTTGCTCAGGTCGCGCAGGGCCTGGGCCAGGGCCAGCTCCTCGCGCATGGCGGCGAGGCCGGCTTTCTCGCCCTCGGTGTCCCGCGGCGTGAGCGCCACGCCGATGAATGCCAAAGGGCCGAGCCGGGCCAGCAACGCCGGCAGGGCGGCCGTGAGCCTGGACGCGAGCGCGCCCAGCATCCCGCCGCCCGCCTCGGCACCCGCGAATGTGATGCCAGCCGCAGTGCCCGCAGCCGCGATGGCCTTCGCCGCAAGTCCGACCGAGCCCGAGAACGCCTTGCCCAGAAGAGGCGCGAACAGGGTGCCCAGCGAGCCGACCGCGGTCAGCAGGGGGCCGTACGGGCCGAGCAGGTCCACGGTGCCCGAGATGAAGCCCGAGAACGCCAGCTTGATGCGGTCGACCATCGTGAGCGAGGCATCCGCGGCCTTGACGGTGGCGCCGGCCGCTTCCTCGGCGCTCACCTTGAAGTCATCCATGCCGCCGTTGGCGAGCGCGTTGGCGAGCTTCGCGCCCGCGCGGACGCCGAACAGGTCGGCCGCCTTGGCTGCCCGCTTCAGCGGGTCCTCGGTGGCGGTGATGTCGTCGATGAGCTTCTTGAGCTCCTCGGGCGACTTGACCTTGGTGAGCGCCTTGGTCATGGCCGTCGACGCGGCCGAGGCGTCGACACCCGACGCGGCGAACAGGTTCAGCAGCCCGATGCCGTCGTCGTAGGTGAGGTTGGCCGCGCGCATGGCGGGGGCCAGGTCGGATAGCGCCGCCTGGTTCTCCTCGATCGAGCCGCCGTACTTCTGGTGCGACAGGACCAGCTTGTCCATGATGTCGCCGGAGGACGCGGCGGTCAGGCCCCAGGCGTCGAGGATGTCGTCGAAGGCGAGGACCGCGCCCGATGCGTCCTGCCCGGACGCCGTCGCGAACTTCAGGAACTGCTCCGTGGCCTTCTCGGCCTCGGTTCCCGTCAGGCCCAGATCGGTGTGGACCTTGGTCAGCGCCTGCCCGATCTCCTCGACCGACTGGACGTTGCCGCCCGCCATGTCGTTGATGGCCTTGCTCGCGCGGGCGGCCTCCTCCGCGGTCGCCCCCGTCTCTTGGCGGAAGCTGGCGGTCGCCGATTCGAGCGCCGCGAAGCGGCCGACCAGGGCGACGGTGAGGCCAGCCGCCACCGCTCCGCCGACGACCTTGACGCCCTTCTTGAAGCTGTCACCGAAGCTCTTGGCGCCGGCGTCGCCCGCCTTCGCACCACCCGCCTTGGCGTCAGCTTCAAGCTGCTCGCTCGCCCCACGAAACGCGAAGAAGATGTCGCCGATGTTCATGGCGCCTTCAGGCTGTACTTCAGGAGCTTGCGCTGCTTCTTCTGGAGCGCCGCCGCGAAGGCCGAACGCAGGGCCGCCTCCACGGCGCCGTCGTCACCGACCACGCCCATCACGGCCGGGGTGAGGAACGGGCGCGGCGGTTGGTTCACGGTCCCCAGCTCTTGGAACCGACCAGGGAATCCGAAACCGACGGCCACGGAGACGCCTCTGCCCCGGACCAGGAATGCCCGCGGCTTCTTGGCAGCCGGGTCTCCCCCGATGCGCTTTCCATCCACGTAGGACATGAATGCCCCGCCCTCGATCAGGCCCTCTCCGAATGGCGCGGCATCGGGCACGTGGACCGTTCGCAGCACCTTGAACGCCAGCGACTCCAGCCCGCGGGCCATCGCCATGTCGATCTCGGCGACCGCCTCCCGGTTGATCTCGACCCTGGCCCGCCCCTTGACCGCCATGTCAGTGCGGTCCGCTCATGGGACCGTCGGGGGAGGGGCCGGCCACGTAGGCGCCCAGCTTCGCGAGGTCCGAGGCCATCTGGCTGGGATCGGAGCGAGCGCGCGCAGGCATGTGCTTGCGTCGGTCGCGCGCTCGCTTCTCCCCGTAGCCCTTCTCACGGGCCGTCATGTAGCCGTGGTAGACGCCCAGCTCGGTCACGAGGACGCCTTCCTCCGACTCGCGCCGGAGCCGTCGCTGCGCATGCGTCCAGAGGATGAGGAACTGCTCGTCGGAGAGACGGGCTTCAAGGGCGTCGGGGTCGAGTCCCCATCGGGCGAGGGCCCATTCGTAGGCCTCTCCCGGCTCGATGTCTCGCTGATCCGCTGCATCGCCAGCATGGCCGCCACGCGGAGCTGCGGCCCATATTCCTCGACCGCCGAACGGAGCAGGTCCAGAGCTTTTGGGTAGGTCGCGATCACCATCAGGCGGAAGGCCTCGTACGCCTCCGCATCGGTCGCCATGTCCTCGACCGCGTCGCGCCCGCCCAGGATGCCCGGGCGTGTCTCGCAGGCGGTGTCATACGCCAGCACGAGCGCCAGCACGGCGTCGATGGGCGCATTGGCGAGCGCGCCGATCGTCGTCGCCATGTCGGCCCCGTCGGGGATGTCGACCGCCTGCGCGATCGCCCCGATCCGAGACTTCCACTCCCGCGACTGGCGGATCTTGAGGGTGGGCACGACCAGCACGCGCCCACCCATGGTGAAGGTGAGGATGCCGGCCAGCCCGGCATCCTCGCTGCGGGGGTCCACGCCGGTCTAGTTGGCGGGGCCAAACAGTTTGAAGGGGCTCTGGGTCAGGTCCGAGCCGAGGTAGCGAGCCCCGATGGTCACCTTGATACCCGCCAGCGCGGAGTCGCCGATGGTGACCTCGGCCGACTCCGTGGTGCTGATGCCCCGCGGGATGCGCAGCTCCTGGTAGCCGCGGCCGTTCGACGCGACCAGCGCCCACTCGCGGTACTCGCTGTCCGCGATCCGGCCCATGTTGCGGGGCGCCTCGATCATGGTCCGGTAGTCGCCCGTGAGCTCGCCGACGGCCTGGCCCGAGGCGTGGTCCCAGAGCAGCGGGTCACGGAAGCCGAGGACCAGCGACGTGATGGACGTGATCGTGCGGTACTCGATGCCGCCGGCGCCTGCGATGGAGATCGGGTCGCCGACCGCCGCGTTCGTGACCGCGACGCAGGCGATGCTCGTCGACCCAGCCACGGCGGTGGCGGAGAGCGTGGTCGCCAACGGCGTGGCCGCGGCGGCGTGGGTCTCGGCGGTGATCGCGGCGCCGGGGAGGACGAGGCCCAGCTTGCTGCCCGTGATCTCCGGCATCGTGAACTCGATCTCGGCGTTCACCTTGCGCAGCACGTCGAGGCCCATGACGGCGCCCGGGACGCCGCTGAGGTTGTCCGGCTGCCAACGCTCGGTCGTGACGCGCATCACCGCGTCATCGAGGGTGGATCCGATGCTGGTCCAGGGGGTGAGGACCCCCACGGCGCGGTAGTACACGGCCGCTGGCCCGAGCACGTAGGTGGTTGGATCGATGACTGCGACCACTGTGTTGCTCCCTGCGAGCAAAGGGACCCGGGTCCGGCAACCGCTCGCGTCTCATGCCGGTCGGGGTTCATGCGGGGCGCCTGGCCCCTGTCACTCACTCGTGGACGGGCGCCTTCCGCGGCTCCTTGGCCTTCGGCTCCGCGCTCGCGCGGACACCGGGCAGGGACAGGACATGGGGGAGATGCTGGGCGCCGACGACGTCGAAGGACTCGCCGGGCTCGATCACGTGCTTGCCGGGGGCGTCATCGCGGAACGCGACGGGATCGGGACCGCTGTTGACGAACGGGAGCGGCTGGCGCTCGAGGCGCCCCGCATCGACCTGTTCGGTCTCGTTCTTCATTCCCTGTTCTCCTTCGCTGGCCTGATGGACGTGCCACCCGGTCTGCTCATCGCCGGTGCCTGGGCGCCGACGCGGAACTGATCCGAGTCTACACCCGGCCTATGCCGGCGCCGCCACCGGAGCCGTCGTGGCGAGCACCTCGACGACGATCGTCTCGAAGGGCTGACCCGTCCCGGGGTCCTTCGTCGCGTCGCCGCCGCTCTCCTCATAGGTGTTGTAGACAAGGCCGGCGCTTGTCAGGCGCGGACCGGCTGCGTGGAGCGCGTCGGACACGGCGCCGGAGAGGACGGCGGCATCGGCGAACGTCGTGCCGTAGCAGTTGATCCCGATGAGCTGCGATTGGAACGGCACCCTCCGATGCCGCATGCGACCCAGCCGGACCAGGACGACGAACCGCTGGAACGGTGTCGTGGCATCGCCGGGAGCAGGCTCTCCGCCGCGGATGCGGGTCGTGAGCGCAGCGACGGCGGGGTCCGCGCGCAGCTCCGTGATGAGCTTGCCGATGGGGTCGAACATCAGGGGACGACGGCCTTCGGAGCGGCCGCGACGCCGGCACCCTCGATGAGGTTGGCCGCGATCTCCAGATGGTGGCCCAGGCCAGCCCCCGACGGAACCGCGACCACCTGGTAGGTGCCCTGCGGCAGGTCGACGCGCATCGGGCAGTCGTCGGGTTCGTGGACGATGGAGTCGGCCGTGGTCAGGTCCTGGGGGAACAGGTAGATCGTGTGGTCCGACACCGCGGCGCCGGCCTGCGAGACGAGGGCCATCTCACGTGCGGACCTCGGCTGGATGGCCGCAGGCACGTCGAGCGCGATGGTGACGGGGGTGACGATCGGCTGGCCGTAATCGTCAAGGGCGCCTTCCGTCTGGCGGACGATCTGGACGCGATGGGTGAGCAGCGCGCCGAGGCTCACAGCACGACCATCCCCGGACCCTGGACCAGTCGGGACAGGATGTCCGCCCGCGATGCCGAGGCGGCGCTGTTGCCATACGACTCGCTCCATGCACCGATGGTGCGCGACGAGACACCGGGCGTGGCGGCGAGGTCCATGCGCACGAGGTCGAGCTGGACGCCTTCGCGCAGCGCGGTGTCGGAGACGGGCGTGTAGGTGACCTGCACCCTGCCCGACCAGGCACCCCGCGGGTTCGTTCCACCCGCCAGGCGGTGCAGGACGTAGCCCCCGACGGTGAAGCGATGGTCATCGGAAGCAAGGATGAGCGGCGAGCCGTCCGGGTCCTCTGTGACGCTCGTGATCGAGACGATGGGCCGGGACAGGACAAGCCCAGGGTAGCCACCCTCGCACAGCTCCGTGACCGGACCGGACACGCCTGCCACCCGCTCGATCTCGGCCTCTGCCTGGTCGAGGAGCAGTTGCAGATAGGCGTCCGCGTCCGTGCCCGCGGCATACGCCACGAACGCACGGAGTCGTGCGAGGGTGAGGATCATCGCTTGCGAGCCTTGGGCTCGGCTCCGGGTACCGGATCGGAATCGGGGGTCGGCTCCATCGGTGCTGCCTCCTTGCTCGTGAGCCCCAGCCGGGAGGCTGTGGTCTCGTCCACCTCATCGCCCGCGACGCCCAGGAGGAACGCCGCTTGTGGCGAGTCCTCCGAAACGATCGCGGAGCGGTCAGCGTCGACGTAGGTGCGTCCGATCAGGACGTGGTTCATGGCGTGACGATTCCTGCCGTACGGAGCTTGGCGAGCAGGTCGTTCAGCTTCGCCCGGTCAGCCGCCAGGTCGACCCTGATGGCGTTCACCGTGACCTTCATCTCGGCCACGGTGGCGATGAGGGCGTCCCGGTTGTTTGCCGTGTCATAGGCGCCCGCAGTGGCACCGGTGCCGCCCGCGGGTGTCGTCCCCGCCACGGCAGCCGAGGTGACGGCTCCGAGGTCCGCGACGGCCGCCGTCGGGACGGCCGAGGCGAGCGTGGTCAGCTCCGTGTTGATGCCCGAGACGTCGGTCGATACCCATGTGGGTGCGACGGCCGTCCCGGTGTTCATGTACATGACGCCGTTGGTGCGGTCGTAGTAGACGCTGCCCGCGGCGGTCCCCCGTCCGGTGGCGTCGACCCCCGGTGTGGTGGTCGCGACCGCGACGGTGCCCGACGCGGATGCGGCACCGGTGGACTGGAGGAACTCGGAGCCCACCATGAGCGCCACGTCCCGTTTGCCGTTCTGCGCGACGAACGTGACGGTGAGCGTTCCCACGCCGAGCGTCATCGTGCCGACCGCCGTGGTGACACCGCCGGACCCGATGTTCGGCAGCGCCTCCAGGGCCGCGTCGACGTTGTCACGCAGCGTGTTGTTCGTCGCGCTCCATGCGATCGCGGCCGTCCTCCACCCGTCATACGTCAGGCGGAAGGTCGAGCCTGCTTCTGGAGCGCCACCGATCGTGATGGTCTGGATCTCATCGGTGCCGTTGACAGGAGCCCCTGCGCCACCCAGGCGTGGCGGGGAGCCCCCTTCGATGATCGTGCCGCCGGTGATGACGGACATGGCCTAGATCCCCGTGATGGTGCAGAACGCCGCCGGGCGGAAGACCACGAGCGCGAGACGCTCCTCCAGCAGGATCGTCCGCTGGTTATGCGTGAACTGCTCGTTGATCCAACCCACCGACAGGGCGATGTCAGACCGGCGGAAGATCTGCGCACCAGCGCGGAAGCTCCCGACGAGACCGGTGTTTTCCAGCATCTGGCTGGTCTGAAGCACGTTGATGCCCCAGATGCGCTCCGGCCCGGCGTCGGCCGGGCTGCCCCAGATGTAGATGCCGTCCACCGTGCGCAGGAGGCGCACGTCCTGCCAGTCGTTCGGGTGGAAGACGCCCGCGGTCGGCTCGAAGAACGAGTTGACCCGGATCTTCGTCATCGCCTTGTAGACCGCATCCGGCGTCGGATCGGCGCCCTTGGCCTGCGTCTGGACGTTGGCCGTGTTGAGGATGCCGCGGAGGTTCGGGGGTGCCCCGTCGCCGCGCAGGAGCTGGAGGTTCTCGCGCAGTTGGACGAAGGTCCGCAGCCGCGTGTCGATGTACGACTCGACCATCGGGACATCCTCGAGGGCCTCATCGGTCACCGGGAGCCAGGTGGCGATCTTGCGCACGGCGCTCGTCTGCTCGGTCAGACCGAGGGCCGACTCACCCTTGGCGCCGCTCTCGGCGACCTCGGCAGCACCGCTTGTGGAGGTCGTCTCCAGCATGTACGGGACGGCGTTGCTCGACGTGCGGCCCTGGGGCATGAGCGAGGCGACCGACACGACCTCGGAGCCCGGGATGATGGCGTCCGGCAGGCGCATCGCCTGAGGTGCCCAGCCCGTCGTGGTCACGCTGTCGAAGACGGCCTTGATGCCACGGGCGGCGACGCCCTTGCCGTACTGCGCCTCAAGGTCGATCTCGAAGACGTCGGACGACTTCATGCCGGGCTTCCAGGCCTTGAACGCATCCGACTCGACGAACAGCTCGCCGAGCGTCTTGGAAGAAGCGGGGGCCTTGCCCTCGATGTCCGCCTGGTCGATGATCGGGCTGGTGATGCGCTTCGTCCGCGACATGCGCTTCAGCTCGGCATCGTTGCCGGACGCCATCGTCTCGACGTCCTGCGCCGTCTCGTATTCCTTGGCCTTCGCGGTGATGTCGTCGTTGCGCTTGCGCGCCTCGGCCACCTGCTCCGCGCTCAGGGCCGGGGTGCCGTCCTCGGCCTTGTGGTCGGTGAAGAACTTGGCCTGCGTCTCGCGCAGGTCTCGCAGCTCGGTTCCGAGCTGTGCGACGGTCGCCATGGGTTGCCTCCCGCGAGTAGGGATGTCCCCGCGGATCTGCCTCCACTCGCACTCGGGCAGATGGGGTGTCGGTTCAGACGATGACGCCGGCGATCCTGGCCTCGATGGCCGCGAACTCGGCGAGCACTGCGGTCGCGGACTTCGCCGCTTCCGGGTCGGTCTCTCGGAGGAGCCTGCGGATCTCGTCGCTCGATGCGGCGAGGGCGTCCAGCTGCCCCAGGTAGGAGGTGAGCAGATCCCGGTTGGCTGCGGACAGGACCCGACCGACCTTGTCGCGGGAGATGGCGCGCTCACCGGTTCGCTGCACGAAGGCCGAGAGGTCAGCTAGCACCCGCTGTCCGTGTTCGGTATAGGACCCGTGCTCCAGGCCCGACTTCGTGGCGGCCCCGTCATCGAGCGCTGTCACCAGCGCCGAGAGGGACTCAGGCACCTCCATGATAGACGCCAGGTGCAAGAGGACATCCGACGACTTGACCGCGTAGATGACGGCCGTCGGGTTGGCCGCCGTGGGGGTTGCCGACAGCTCGACCCACGGCCAGCGGTCGATGTGGCCGCTCTTGCCGACCTTGACCAGATGCGGCATGGCGCCCGAGCTGAAGGCGAGTGCGTCCTGCTCGATGAGCTTGCCGACCGCGGCGCGATAGCGGTGGTTCTTGTCGAGCTGCGCCCGGACCCAGACACCATCGTCGGTGACCTCCGCCTGGACCTGTCGACCGATGACGGACGTCTTGACCGCGTCGTCGGTGCCGTGGTGGTAGAGCACGGGCCGTTCGCTGAACCAGTCAAGGCACAGGTCCGTGTCCTTGGAGAACATCTCGCCGTCGAGGTCCCGGCCTCCCGTGAGCGGGCCACCGAACGGGATGGCCAGACCCTCGATCATGTCCGGGTCGTCCTTGACGAACTTGATGGCCTTGTCCGGGTGTCCCATGGCGCCTGCCTCCATGCAGCTCTTGGCGGCCATCTCCGCGGTGGCGAAGGCTCGGCCCTCGTCGCCGTGACGGTCGAACGTGTCGTTCCATGTCGTCCGCCAGATCCAAAGACAGTGCCCCTTGAAGCGGTCGCGCACATCGGACGGCGCGTCGGCGTTGGTGGCGTAGCTCATACGGGCACCTCACCCTGCTGGATCATGCCGGGGTCTGGCATCGTCGGCATCGGTCGAGCGTCGGCGACCGCGATGGTGCGCACGACGGGGTTGCCCGAGGCATCCATGCTGCCTTCGGCCGCGAAGTTGAGGGGTCGCAGGTACTCGTCGCCGCCGGGGTCGGTCCGAGGCTCCTGGTTCTCCAGGCGCAGGATCCGGTTCGGCGAGTAGATGCCCATGTCCCGGCCCAGCTTGTACGCCGCGAACCGGGTGGCGGTGTCTCCGCGCAGCATCGCGTCCCGGGTGTGCTCGGAGGTGACGCCGGTATCCCACAGGAGCTGGGTGTCATAGGACTGTTCCCAGTTGACCAGCCAGTCATCCATCGTGTAGAGGAAGAAGCCCAGCGTCTGCTGCTCGATACCGGTCCCCCAGGACGTGCTTCGGTCGGTCAGGCCGACCATGTGCGGCGGCACCCCGAACCAGGTGGCGAACTCGCCGAGCTCGTGGTCCTTCGTCTGGATGAACTGGGCGTCCTCGGGTGGGAAGCCGACATCCTGGAAGTCAGCCCCCTCCTCGAGCAGGATGGTCTTGCCGGCGTTGCCGGATCCGCGGAGCCGATCGAACTGGGCCGTGAGGCGTTCGATCGCGGGATTGGTCATCGTCTTTGGGTGCTTGACGACGACCGCCGGGCGCGCGCCGTTCCGGAAGAACGAGGACCCGTACTCCCGAGCGGCGCTGAAGGACCCCAGCGTCTCGCGCATCAGGGTCAGGGGAGGCTTGCCCACCAGCCCGTCGAAGCTCAGGCCCGGAACGTGGAAGACCTGGTCCTGCGTCATCCGGACGACCTCGCCGTCAGCGTTGCGGTAGTAGTAGACGCGAGCTCCGCCCTCCCATGCGACCTTCTGCATCCGGTCGGGGCGCATCGTCTCCAAGGCGACCAGCTCGCCGTATCCATTCCGGACCTGTTCGCTGTAGCCGTTGCCCCACGTCAGGAGGTGGAGCATCGTCGTCTTGCGCCACGTGTAGCTGGTCATGGACTCGTTGGGGCGCCGGTGCAGGATCGGGTACTCGGGTCGGTCGGTCGCGCGTTCCCGGCCCGCGTCATCCGGAAGGTCCCGGTAGAGCTGGAGCGGCAGCTTGGCGAGCGTGCCGCCCACGAGGTTGATGCAGCGCCAGATGACGCTGACCGTCATCGCGGAATCGGTGGACACGTCGTGGCCGGTCGTCGCTCGGCCCAGGTAACCGGACGGTGGTGACGCCCAGCCCGGCATGATGTCGAAGCTTCCCGTCTTGAGTCCTCTGACCAGCGCGCCCATCATCCGACCCTCAGTGCATAGGCCATGAGCGAGACGCCGAGGATGACGAGCGCCATCGCGGGATGGATGAGCCAGGCCATCCCGAGCGAGAGAAGCATGACCCCCACGACCAGCATGACGTCGAGACGGTCCACGGGCCACGCCCGGGTGAGCCGCTCCGGGGGCTCCATCTCGGTCTCGGTCATGCCGGCCATGCTCACAGCTCGATGGCCCCGCGGTCGGCATAGACGGAGCTGTCGTCCTCGTGGCGTTGGGCACGGTCGAGGGCCAGGGCGAGCGCGATGGCCGCGTCGATCTTGCCCCGCGACTTCGACTTGGCGAGCGTGAAGCCTCGGTCGTTGGACCGAGCGACGGCGTTGAGGACCTGGGCGGCGAAGGACTGGTCGCCATCGTGGGTCACCTGGCGGTGGACGATGGCCTCGTACAGGCCGCCGACGGCCATGGTCATGCGGTCGACCGACTGGGGCAGCTCCATCATCGGCAACCCCTCATCGAGGAGCATCTTTGCCGGCACGTCGAAGAAGCGCGGGTCGAAGCTGACGGCCTCGACCGAATACGCCGCATCGAGGTCCCGGATGTGCTGCATGACGTCCGTCACGTCCACCGGCCGATCCGGGGTCGGCGTCCAGATGCGGCAGACCGCGTGATAGCGCCCGTCGGGACGCCGCTGGATGGCGACCACGGCGCTGGTGTCCCTCTTCAGCGCGATGTCCACACCGACCCACGTGGGCGCTCCCTCCACGAACCCATAGGGGTTTGTCAGGCCCTCCCACAGTGCAGCGCCGTCCGCGCCCAGCCAGGCGTCCACGCCATCGACCCACTGGCCCAGGCGGAAGGTCCGGAAGTGCCCCTCGGGCGTGATGCCGAGGTCCGTCTCCAGTGCCGACATGCGCAGGAACCCGGCCCGGATCGCAGGGTTCGCCTTGCGCCATGCCTGCCGGTCATCGAGCGCGCACCCCTCCGGCGCCGCGTGCTCGCGGAACACGAACCCGGGCAGGTCGCCACCCTCCCTGACCAGCCGGCGCAGGAACCACAGGGCGTTGTCCCGGTCTGTCCCGGGAGTCCCGAGACCGACCGACAGGGACCGCTCGCGCTTGCCCGACGCCAGCCGCAGGCTGTCCCACGAGTCCTGCGGCTGGAACCCGATCTCGTCCACGATGGCCAGGCTGGCGTCGAGCCCTTGGATGCCCTCCGGCTGGTTCGACATCGGGAACATCTCGCCACCGTTGAACGGCGCGACGATGCGTGGCTGGGCGAACCCCGTGAAGATCAGCGACCGGCGCAGCAGCTCGGGCTCGGCCCTGACCATGGCCGCCGCGACGCCGTAGCACGAACGGACGGCCTGGGTGATCGTGGTTGCGATGATCGGCACCTGGGGCGAGCCCGTCGCGTCATCGTCGAACAGCGCCCACGTGGCGAGCGCACCGCCAAGCGAGGACTTCCCATTGCCCCGGGGTGTGGACAGCACGGCCGCGTCGATGCCGTCCGCGAGCGCCTCCTCGAGGAACTCCTTCTGGAAGCCGGCGAGCTTCATCGGCTGGCCGTGGCCCTTGCCCTTGGGCGCCCGGCAGTACGTCTCCATGAACCGGATGGCGCGGCCGTGGCGGGTCCGGATGCGCCACGACCTCCAGGGGCCTGGCGTGGCGATGGCGACGCGCTTGGCCGCGTTCCCCTCGGGGTTGCGCATCAGCGTGGCCGCTCTGTAGGGGCAAGAACTGCTGCCCGGGTCATCTGGCGTGCGTTTCCGCCGAAGTTTTGGACCCGCCCCGCCTTGGACCTCTCGTTGCAGGGTCTGCAGCTCACGATGTAGCCCTGTGTCGGGTCGCCATCGACCACGTGCGCAGCCACCCATGCAGAGCGCGGGGTGATCCACGTTCCACAGCCATAGCCACAGGGCCGAGGCAACGTGGTGGCCAGACGCTCACGAGCTGACTGGTGGACCGGACCGTATCCCCGCTCGCTGGTCGTGCGACGGTGGAGCGCGCACCGACCACGTCCTCCGGGCACGGCTGGCGCAGGGCACCGGGGGGCAGCGCACGACAGAGGCACCCCTGCACTCACGTCTGCCCGTCCCCGCGGTGAAGCATCGCCCTGAGCTTGGGCAGGACGCGCCGTGCATGGATGGCGACGAGCAGCTCGTCGCGCGTCATCTCCGTCGCCTCGCCGTTGACCGTGACGACCAGGTGCGTGCCGTGGTCCATCACGTTCTCGAATCGCAGCACCTTGCCGTCCACCTCCATCTCGAAGGGCACGGGGTCGATCAGGGTCATGCGCCTACAGCACCGTCTTGACGTCAGCCACGTCGGGGCTGGGGTCGGTCACGGTCACCGTGGTCCCGACAGGCAGCGTCGGGCTGGCGGTCGGGGTGCTGTGCTGGCGCGCCCACCACGAGCCCAGCGCCGCGAGCACGAGCATGATCGCCAGTGCCGCGCCGTTGAGCGCGTCGATCTGCTGTTGCGTGATGTCCCCGAAGCCGAAGGCACGCAGGACGTTGGCAAGCGCGGCGATCAGGCCAGTGACCAGAGCAGGGGCAAGGCCGAGGAGGATGGGTTCGCTCATGGTGCTGGACTCCAGTGGGGATGCGCTGTCCGCTTCGGGATGAACGTATGGGTGGAAGGACCGAGCACGCCGTGACCCACAGGAGCCAACCCGGTCATGAAGAACTCGCCCCAATCGACGGCGCCATCTCCCGCGCTGTCCGTGGCGTCCATCGGGGCCATCTCGTCCTCGGCTTCGTCCGTGAGCTCCACCCGGGTCACGTGGTCGATGAGTACCAGCACGACGAGGACGGCGGCGATGGCGAAGGCTGCGATGCGGCTCATGGCTTCCTCGTGAAGGGTTCCAACCCCTGTCGAGCGCGGGCCAGCAGGTCGGATGCCTCAGCGATGGCATCGTCCCTGTCTGCCACCTGCGCCTCGAGCTCTGCGATGCGCGCCTCATCGGGGGGCGCCGTGACCGGGACGGGTCGAAGGACGCGCGTCAACCAGATGCCATCGCGTCCCGACTGCGTGCTGTACTTCTGGGCCGCTCGCAGCACGGCCAGCAGCCCGACCGCCTGGTAGTCGAGACACAGCGGGTTCATGACCGTGATGGGTCTGCCGCCGATGATGCCCACCATGTGGTTGACGTCCGGGCCGGCGACCCCGTTCATGCAATCGGCGCCCTTGGGCCAGGCGTCGTAGTCGACCGCGATGCCGAAGATGGCGCGACGCTCCTGCGACAGGATCGCCTTCGCCTGCTCGAAGCCGACCTTCAGGATGCGGGCATGGACGCCAAGATGGGCGAGCCCTTCGACCATGTCTGTCTCGAAGCCGCTGTGGCAGCCGGTGGTCGGGTTGGGACGACCGCTGCCGCCGCCCGCCTGGATGCGGAACGCCTCGGGCGTGATGGCAGCAAGACCAGCGGTGGCGGCACCGTGGAGCCATGCTCCCACGGCGGCCCAGCAGTTGGAGAACTGGCAGGTGCTGCCGGTGCGCTGCGTGACGTGCTTCGGGACGTAGAACGCTGTGGTCATGAGACCTCCTTACGCGTCGGCATCCACCATCGGTTGCGACCCTTGGAGATCGCGTCGCGGGCGTTGTCCTCGTAGGTGCCGAGGAACAAGTGGCCGTCGGGGTACTGCTCGTCAGGTTCCGTCTTCACGCAGGGCGGGTTGTCGCAGTGATGGCAGACGAGCATCCCGGTCGGGATGGTTCCGTTGGCCAGCTCCCAGGCGAAACGATGAGCCACCGTCTCTCCGAGGGCGAGCCCTCCGCTGAATGCTCCGTACCCGCGCCTGCGCCGTCCACCAATCCAGAGCCAGCAGCCGGATCCTTTCTGCACCCTCGCCCAGAAACGTTCGGCGACCGACCCCCTGACTTTCGTGAAGCCCCGCAGCGGCACGTCGGGTCGAACATCGCCATGCTTCAGATAGCGCACGTAGTGCCCCTGGCACCATCCCCGGGCGCTTGAAACGCGCTCGCAGCCATCGACCGCGCAGATAGACTTCGCCACGTTAGCGCTCCCTTCCAGAGTGCTGACCATGGCCGAGGTCGTTGACGCGACGCTCGGCCGTTCTGTGCTCATTGTCTCATTCATGGCCTATCTGTTCGCCTCGACGATGACCGCGCCGACCACGAGGACGAACAGGATCAGGCCCGTGATGCCGCCGAGCGCGGCCCAGATGGCGGCGTTGCTCTGCCGTCCCTCGCTGCGCTGCTCCAGGTTCCCGACCTTGACCGACTCCAGCACGGTGATACGCGACTTCGCCTCGTCCAGCGCCTTCTCCAATGCCGAGATGCGGGTGCTCGCGAGGGTCTGGTTCGTGTCGATGGTCTTGCTCGTGGCGACCTCCGACTTGTCGATCGCCTTCTGGTTCGCCTCGTCCTGGCGGGCTGCCGCCTCCTGCTGCGCCTTCAGGGCGGCGGCGACGGCCTCCTGCTGGGCCTTGAACGCGGCATCGAGGGCGACCTTGTTGAGGTCCGACTCGCGCTTGGCGAGCTTGTCCCGCTCCTCGAACGTCGCCGCCACCTGCGCGAACTTCTGGTCGTGCAGCGTCTCCAGGTGGGAGACCTCCTCGCGGATCCGGCCCGGGACCTCCTCCAGCGCGTGGAGCCGCAGGGCCGCGGCCTTCTCGTCCCCGTCCAGCCGTGCGATGAGCACGTCCACCTTGCCGTCGATGTAGGTGGTGACCGTCTCGACCGCCTGCTTGATGGCGGCCGTCGAGAGCAAAGTTGGATCCGGGATGGGCGTGCTGCCCCACATCGTGGGCTGGGCAGACGGCGGGTCGTGCACGACGGTCATCAGGCGGCCGCCGGTACAATGGTCGAAACGTCCCGGCGACGCCGAAACGTCCCGGGACATGGCCGAACCTTTGAAGGAGGCTCGACATGCCCAAGGGTATCGCGGGACGCGCTCACTGTTCCATCGAAGACTGCGACAAGCTGGTTCACGGCCACGGCCTGTGCACCATGCACACGCTTCGCATCCAGAGGCATGGCGACCTGTCGATGTCGCGCAGAGCCAAGGACGAACGGGACTTCTGGGCGCGCGTGGACAAGGATCCTGACGGCTGCTGGATCGCCGCCGGGCACGTCACCAGTGCGGGGTACGCGGCATTCGGCGCTCGTGGCGGCAGAGCCCATCGGTTCACGCTGGAGCAGGCTCTCGGGCGTCCTATCAAGGCCGGGATGCAGGCGCTTCATACCTGCGACGTGAAGCTGTGCGTGCGTAACGATCCACCGGGCACTTACGTGCTCGACGGCGTGGCTCGGCCGTGCTATGGACACCTGTGGGAAGGCACCAACCAGGAGAACACGGCTGACCGCGTTGCCAAAGAACGGTCGGCCTTCGGGGAGCGCAACGGCGACCATCTGTACCCGGAGCGACGGCCCCGCGGAGTGACGCAGTGGCGCGCCCGGTTCACCGAGGATGAGATCAGGGACATCCGACGTCGAGCCGAGGCCGGGGAACGGCACATCGACATCGCCGCTGATTACCGGGCAGGGACGTCGACGATCCATCACATCATCCACCGGGAGTCGTGGAGACACGTCGTCTGAGGTCGGATCGGGGATGGGCGTCGACCCCCAGGCGCCCTGCTGCGTCTGCGGCTCGGCAGCGGCGGCGGTCACGTCAGGGATGCGACGCGAACGCCGGGGAGGAGGAGGCTCCCGGCGCTGCGTCGCGTGGCCGGTGAGAGACGATCACGCTCAGAGGCTACGCCCGGGTCAGGCCAACGTGTAACCCTGCCGCCTTGCCGGTCCGGTTCCGGGCCCTCCGTTCGATGGCATATTCGGCGAAACAGGCACGGCACCAACTGTGGAGCTGACCGGGCTTCTTCAGCGAGAAGAACTCCTGGTCAGCCGGCCAGAACTGCCGGCAGCGTCCGCACCGTCGCTCGATCCCCAGCTCCGTCAGCCGGAGGTTCGGGCGCAGGGCGACGGCTGGAGTCATGCTTGCGGGGTCGTGATCGCCAGGCGGGCGATGCGCTCGGTGAGCTTGGAGCGCAGCCGATCGGTGTCGATCTGCGACATGGCGTCGAGGATGTCGCCCAGCGCGCGGCGGTAGCCCTCGGCCCAGAAGTCGCGGTCGTCCGGGGTGACCTCGCCGGCGATGCCCAGCGCACGTTCGATGCGGTCCCGGATGGAGTCGCGGTCGCCCGGGTACGCCAGCAGCGCCTCGACGTAGCGGGCGCGCATGTCATCGGTGCTCGGCGTGCCCAGGAACAGGCGCAGCTCGGACGGACTGATGACCGGCTCGTCGTCCTCCGTTGGCTTACGTTCCTGGGCCGTTTCGGCGCTTTGCTTTACATCGTCCAACGGCGCCGGGTCGGGCTCAGGAATAGCTGGAGGAATAGTTTCCGCATGATCCGCGCCCGATTCGACGGTGGTCGGCGGGACGGTCATATCATGCGCGGCCACCTGTGGTGCATGGTCGCTACTTGTCAGATCTTCAAGTAGCGGTTCGCCTGGATCCGCGTCGAAGGACTCCGACACGGGCGCGGACCCGTTCGCTGGCGGTGGCGTCGAAGCGACCAGGCGCAGGCCGCGAGGCATGTGCTTGGCGACCGTCGACTCGGACAGCCCGATCGTGGACGCGATGCGCCTCTGGTCCATGCCCTCGTCGGCGAGCAGCCGGATACGGTCGATGAGCGCTGCGTCCACCTTGGTGTGCCTCCCTCCGTTGAGCGATCCAGCGACGGCGCCCACGGACAGGCCGAGCGCGGCCGCGATGGTGGTGCAGCTCTGGCCCTCGGCGGCCATGCCTCGGATGTCCGCACGCTGCACGTCGGAGAGCGGCATCACGCGGTCCTGGCGGCGCGCAGGCGCAGTCGTGCAGCCTCGCCACCACGCACCGGGATCGAGATGTAACGTGAGGTCTTGTTTCCTTCCCGGCTCACCAGTTCAATCACGGATGGCAGCAGGGCCGGCAGGCCTCGCGCCACGGCGTGCGAAGTGGGGATGACGTCCACGAAGCGTTCCCCCTCGATGACGATCCGCTCGTAGACCGCGGCCAGCAGCGCACGGCGCCAGTCGTGCGAGGCCTCGGCCCAGGCGTCAGGCAGCTCGCGGATCCAGCGGACCACCTCGGCCGCGTCGATGCCCTCGGCCGGCGTCTCCACGACGGGCTCCGACCTGATCGCCTCGCGGCGTGCGAGGTAGTCGGCGTCCCCGATCCGACTCTCCGCGTGGGCGATGGCGAGGTCCCGGAGGCGACGTTCCACCCCGTGCCGCACGGACGGTAAGGCCGGGGACGGATGGGCGAGCATCCTTACCAGCGCGGCGACGTCGCTGTCCGGGATGCGCATGCCGGTCACCTGCGCGGCGATCGCGGCCTCGTAGGGTGCCGTGGGCCACGTCAGACGCTCGCCCCACGCATCGCACCGTCCATGGTGGATGACCACGGGGTGCGGCGGGCTGCCCTGGGTGCCGTTCGAGCGGATGCGGAACCCGCAGGAGCAGTGGAGGAGGCCCGACAGCAGCGGGCGCGGGCGGTCGGCGGCGTGCTGCCCGGATGAGCGGGTGCGGCGCAGGCGCAGCTCCTGGACGCGATCCCAGAGGGCATCGCTGACGGGCGGCTCATCGCGCCAGGGCGCGGGCTTGCGCTCCTCCATGATCGAGCGCCGGTAGCGGCGCACCCAGCCGTTGTACACCGGGTTGCGCAGGATCTCGCGGACGGCGCCCGCCTCCATGCCGAGCTCCGCGCCGACGTCGGCGTAGCTGACCACGCCGGTCGCGTAGCGCTGGAACACCGCGACCGGGAGCCCGATGGCGTCGGGGTCGATGGCGAGCCGCCGATCCGAACCGACGCGGTGGAACCCGATCGGTGCAGCGCCACCCTGGTCGCCGAGCGTGCGGAACTTCGCCGCGTAGCCCTCGGTGACGCGCTTGGCCAGGCGACGGCTGTACGACTCGGCCTCCTTGGTCAGCTCGACGTACTGCTCCCAACGGTCCTCGTCGGACGAGACGAGGGCCTCATCGCAGAACAGGATGACCGCGCCGGCGAGGTGCAGATCGTGGCGGGCGTTGATCGCGGTCCGCAGGTCCCGGGCGAACCGCGACGCGTAGCTCACCACCAGCACGTCCCACTCCGTGCCGGCGCCGGCGAGCATCTCGGCGAACTGGGCCGTCGTCGCGATGGTGCGGCCGCTGTGGGCCACCTGCCAGACCCGACCGGAGTCGGTCAGCCCATACCGCGCGATCGCCTCGTCCCCGATGGCGCGCTGTGCGTCAGGCCCGTATCGCTCCGTCTGGCGCTCCGTGCTCTCGCGCACCCATCGTGCCGCGCGCAGGCCGCGCAGTGCGTCGACGGAGCGCGGCAGTCGCTTCACCGTTCGCGTGCCTTCCCGCCGTCCATGGCGGTCAGCGTAGCGCGGCGGGCGTAGCGGTTCTCGTGGGCGGACCGGATGAGACCGGCGAGCGCCAGGAGGAACGGGTCGACGATCGGCCGTTCCGCCTCGGACGGCACGATCACCAGGTGCGGTCGCTGCTGCTGGCGCTCGGCGGTCACGCGAGCACCCGGACGATGACGTGGACGCCAAGCGTGTCGCCGTAGGGCTTGGTGGGGTGGAGGTCGACCACCTGCGCGTCGTCGAGATAGACCACCGACGACAGGCTGTCCTCGACCGCCCTGGCCAGCTTCCCCACGTCAGGCCGCTTGTCGCACCAGACGGGGGCGTTGGCGCGGAGCGGCCGCGATCGGTCGTTGGCGACGTGGTGAGAGGCCGGGCGGCGCATCGTGAAGACCAGCTCGAGCGCCACCGGGCCGGTGACCGGGGGGCGGTCGCCCATGGCGTCGGCGGCGGCCTTGGCGACGTTCGCGCGCCACTTCGCGAGCGGGTTGCCGTGGCTGCCCTTGCCCTTGGCGCCACTGACGACCTGCGCACGCTCGCGGTCCGTGCCCTTGCCGACGATGAACGCGCGCGGCGATCCCTGCGGCACCGCTTCGCCGCGGACCGTGAACTCGACGACCGGGGTGTCATCGGGCAGGGCCACGGCGAGCAGCTCGTCCAGCGCGATCACGGCTCGCCGTCCGGTCCGATGAACACGAACCCGAGCACCAGCACCGCCAGCGGCAGCAGCGCCACCAGGATGCCCTCAATCGTCCACATCACGCAGCATCCCGAGAGCGCGAAGCCGCGTTCCTGCACTGCCTGCACTGTCGACCGTTCTTGCTGGTGTAGACATTCGTGCCCGTGAGCGGATGGAGCCCCCTCCGGCAGCGATCGAGACGGACGGACCTCGGCAGCCGACCCTTGGACAGCGCGTCGTGCATGTTGTCAGCCGTGGTGCCCACAAAGATGTGCGCGGGGTTGACGCAGGGTGGGTTATCGCAGTGGTGGCATCCGAACATGCCCTCGGGGAACGGCTCTCCGTTCGCCAACTCCCATGCGACCTGATGTGCGGGCCGACTCCCACCCTGGAAAGAGAACTCGCCATACCCGCTGCTCTTTGTCCCAGCCGTCCACAACCAGCAGACCTCAGGACCACCCGAGCGGTCGACCTTGGCCCAGAAGCGCGAGGCTGGGTCTCCCCACCGATCAGCGTTGTAGCAAGCGTGGCAGGACCGCGACTCGCGCTTCTTGCGCGCTCCACAGCCGCAGAAGTCATAGCAGGAGGCGTGTCTCTCGTCCATTCGGTCTGTACTCCCGAACGCGACGCTCCCCGCCAGGAGTACAGCCTGACGGGGAGCGTTGAGCATTGTATTCGTGATGGCACCGCTGTACTCGGCCCCCTGATTATACCCCGGCTGCGTGCTCACGAGGCATCCTCGGAGGGGCGGGCGAGGGCCGACAGCCATCCCTTGACCATCACGCATATGCCCGCGTCGGCCATCGGGGTGTCGTGGTTGAGGCACCACTTGCCTTCGGTGCCTCCGCTCGTGGTCGGACAGGACGCCTCACCGATGGCCTCCTCCAGCGCGGCCCGAAGCTCGACGCACGTGGCGGCGAGCTCGACCGCTCGGGCCATGTAGTAGTCCCGGCTCTCGGTCAGCCGCGCGACCTCCTGCTGGGCGGCGTCGGCGGCGTCGGCACGGGCGGCGTCGATGATGGCGTCGAAGGAGTTGCAGGGGAAGAACTCGCACACACGCCAGTACGGAGCCGTATGGTGCTGACCTCGCAACGCGAGTGTGTGGGCGAACTCCAGCGCGTCGATCAGCCTGTGGTTCGGCTCCAGCGCGCGGGCGGGGGTGGGGTCCAAATCACGCGACATGGGGGTACCTCCCGCGACCTTGGATCCGAGACACCATCGACTGGCTCAGCCCGTATCGGTCTGCAATGACATGCTGCATATCGTTGCTGCCACGGATAGACCGGATGTCGTCATCCGTGAGCGAGCTGCGTCGGGCACGCTCGCGCCGGACCATATCGGCCATGTTGTCGGCGTGGGTCCCGGTGTAGAGGTGGTCTGGGCGCACGCACGGGCGGTTGTCGCACTTGTGTAGGACGAAGCCCACAGACGGGAAATCTCCGTGAGCCAGCATCCACGAGTAGCGATGCGACGCGACGAGCTTGCCTTTCACCTTGAGCTTCCCGTACCCGCGCCTGTCAGTGCTTCCCGTCCAGACCCAGCACTCTCCGGACCTATCCACGTGACTCCAGAAACGGTCGTCGGTGGTCATCGGGTGGCCTCCAGCATCGGCAGGATGGCGGCACGGTAGGCATCCCGGATGCGCTTCGGAACGGTGAAGCGTCGGACGATCAGGGCCGAGTCGCAGCGGAACGACAGGTCGCGGGCGCTGGTCACGACTTGGGACCTACGTGGTCACGATGCCACACCTGTTCGGTCAGGTGGACGTAGGGTGCCTTGGAGCACGAGCACGGCTCCATCGTGTAGGCCAGCTTCACCACGGCTGTACGCATCACGTCCACGCCGCACGTCGGGCAGACGCCGCGTGAGCGGGCGTGGTGGTACTCCGGATCCGGGAGCATGTCCCGTCCTTCCGCCATCGGCTTCATGGCCGCACCGGGCTGCTGTTGGCGACGTGAAGCGATCGCGCATTGATCGCCTTGATGGCCTTCTGCATGACCTTGGTCGTGTCGGTGCCATCGAAGTGCCGCAGCCAACCGCGGCCGTCGGCTAGGTCCCCGAAGCACGAGCCGTCCTCGAACATCCTGACGGTGAACGTCATGCCTTCGCGGCGCAACAGTTCCTCCAGGTCCATGAGCGCCGATCCGGCCTTGACCGCGTTCTCCAGCGCGCTGGTCATGCCGCACGCACCGGGATGCGCTCAGCGAAGGTCGCCTCACGCTCTCCCCATGTGATGGCGTCGTCTCGGAAGTAGCCCTCTCTCCAGCCGACCTCGGCGGCTTTCATCGCTGCCTCCTCCGTGTCGGAAGTCATCTCGGGCCAGTCGCCCGGTACGGTCACATCGGCGTAGAGGATCATCGTCACCCTCCAGTCGCTCATGACCGCACCGGCACATCGTGGGAGGCGCGGACGCGGGCCTGCTTGGCTGCCAACACGGCCGGTTGTCACGATGCAAGCCTCCTTCATGCGACGTCCCACAGGCCCGCGCGGTGGCAGTGGGGGCTGAACCAGACACGCTCACGGATGACGTTGGCTCTGGCACGCTGCGAGCCATCGCCCTGACCCGAATAGCCGCCCTTTGCCTTCCAGTGCAGGACCGACCAGCCGGGCAGGTCGTACTCCCCCTCATAGCCGCACAAGGCGATACGCAGGCGGGGGTCATCGCCGTTGTCCCGACACCACGCCTCGACGGTCCGAGTGACGTCGTGCTCGTCATGCGCATACAGGCCACCCTCGCGCTCCCCGAGGCCGTAGGGCGGGTCCAGGAACACGCCCGCGGACACGCCCGGACCTCTGCCTTTGCCGCTGCCGTGCATCACGGCCGGGGTCACGACGCGGGACCAATCACCGCACATGACGAGCGCGTCCCGCAAGCGCTCAGCGATGGGCTCGAACGCGGCCAGCAGGCGGTCCCTGCGCCATCCCATGCCCCGTCCGTCGTCGCCGGCGTGGAGGAGCTTGCGATGGATGCCCCGTCCGTCGTCGCCGGCGTGGAGGAGCTTGCGCTGGATGCCCCGTCCGTCGTCGCCGGCGTGGAGGAGCGTGCGATGG